TAGTGCATTACTAGAGGTTCTCTGTACTCGGGACGGGACTTGAACCCGTACGAACTAATGTTCATTGGATTTTAAGTTTTAAAACCCACCGATGGATTTGCATAAACCCTTCGTTTTTAATTGATTGATGATTTTCGTTTTTGACGGATATTTAAAAGAACAGGCTCGGTTGAGGGAGCGTAATTTTTACTGTCACAACTTCTTATTAAGCATAGAAATAAATTGTCTCAAACTTTAAAATCAAAGCTATGCCACTGATCAAAAAAGATGTTGAAATTTCTGAAGCAGATAACAAATACACGAAGCGTACTACAGTTAAGTTTTGCGGGCTAACCATTCTAAAGAAAACAGCTACGCAGCCCTATACTTTAACTGAGGGAAAGTTCCTTATTTAGCAAGTTCAAAAACCACACTAAAATAAGAGTTGCTTTGTGTCGTTACGACCGTACTTTTTTGTATCACCCAACCATCCTCAAGATGGGTGTTAAGTTCTGATGGCAAGTCCTCTCTATAGGTTTTACCTGTACCATCATTAGTTAATTGAACCAGGCAGTTCACGACGATTACTTTTTGCATATTATTTAGTTTTTAGATTAATCATTTTTACTAGTATATTTTAGAAGCAAAACCCCCTGCCAACCCTAACCAACTTAATGAGCTCAAAACCAGAGCAGGGCGACAGCTTGCGCTTATTTTTAGAATATTTAAAAGTGAAAGATTCTTATACATTAGAAGAACAAAAGAAAATTGAATCCGAATTTGAACGGAAATGGCGAAGTTGATATTTAAAAATTTTGATCAGCTACAATTAAATTTTGTCTAAAAAACTGCTCAGGAAATTCAACCTTTCTTGTAGAATTTGGTTTTAAGTCTGAATAATATTTCGACCCATAAATTCTAATGCTTTCCCAGTCATATTTTTTTAGTAATGCGATGTTTTCATACATTATTGATTCATAATCTGGATTATTAAGATCATCTTTATTAACAGGTACAAAAAGGCCTGAATGATGAGATGAATTACAATCAACATCGCTTATAAATGTCATTTCAATTACATCACCACTTGTCAGTTTGACTAACATTTTAGTGGAGTTTTTACTAAAACATCCTAAGTCCCCGTAATATGTTATTTGAAATCCTGAGATATCTTTCATTTTAACATAAAATCCGGAAATAGATTTTGATTTTTCTGATTTTCCGAATGTTCTCCAAGGCTCAGTAATCAATTTTTTATTACCTGTGAATTCATCAACACTAGTTTCAAATTCAATTTGAAAATCTGAGATATCGGCATCGGGTATTGAAGATCTTAATTTCTCCCAGGTTCCATTGGCATTAATAATGATTGTGTCTCCCTCAGTAGTAACTGCCTTAGTTTGAGTGAAGGCATTGAAGCTTAGCAGAAATACTAATACAAGTAAAAATTTATTCATCTGATAACATTTTAAAATGTAAATAATGCCCACCTTAAAGGCGTGGTGGGTTAACGCCTCTACTTCTCTTTTAAAAACTCTCTCAAGCTAGAACCAATCTGGTTGTAGCTGTCTAAGTCTATGTTATCTATAAATCGTAAAACTTTTTGTTGATCGAGCAGCATTTTAAAAACACCATCATTGATGTCTTTAAGCGGCTGGTAGAGGGCATCGCTCAACATTTTTATGTCACTACGCACCAAAGCAATACTATCGTTTGGGTAACCTTCTGATTTTTCGGAAACCTGATCTATTTCAGATTTAAGCATTGAGCCTTGACCAAGAAGAAGCCACTCGGTATTAATTTCTGGATATTCCGAAGATATTTTAATTAGAACATCAGAACCTGGTATTCCATTCTTTTTTCGCAAGGCGTTTATGTAACCACTTGATTTATCGATAACCTTTTCAAACTCTCCTTTGGAAAGTTTGTAATGAATCCGCATATTTTCTAATCGATCAAGTATGCTCAAAATCAGAGAATTATAAATTAATTACAAAATATATCCGCATATATTTTGTAAATCCGCATTTATTCGGTTATGTTTGCATAGTAAACAAGAACAAAACCACGCACAAATATAACTAACTGTTAGTGCTTGGGCAATAGAAGCTTTGTATGATAACAGATGAGGAACGCAAAAAGCTCAAAAAAATATTCGGAGCCAAGCACATTACTAAGATTCGTGAATTTTTTGTAGAAAAGAAGATTCACAGTCGCGAGGGAGAACCTTACAGCCAATCTTTTGTTTCAAGAGTTTTTAATGGTAGAGATAGACACGATGTGGTCGAGACAGCAATTTTTGATGCGGCAATTGATTACAAAATGAAAATGCAAGAGCAGGAAGATCGTAGAAAAGAAATTCTATCCAATGTCTAACCTCGATAAAAAAATAGCAAAACAATTGGCGGCAGATCGACGTAATTGGACAGTGTGTAAGATTCTGCTGCTGTTTTGCTTTATTCTTTTAGCCGTGTTTATTGCCGTTTACGGCTTGTGACACAACTTACAGTAAAAAAATAAAGCCCGCATAGCAGTGCGAGCTTTGGTCATAATATGTAACGCTTAAATTAAATATCATGAATGGTAAAAGTACATTATTTCAAACACCCGCGCAACACCTAATTGCAGGTTTGGTACCGGGAAGTGAAGACATTGAGTTTTATGGGATACCAGAAACTAAAGAAGTTAGATTTCTGCAGAATGGGCAGGACCACGCATTTAAAGACCTTTCACCCCGGCATTACAGGATGCTATTGAATGCGTATATGTGTGATGCTTCTGCCCGCAGACTTCTGGAGTGTATTACAGACTCGAGTGGCCTAGAGCTGAAGCTATCTGTCACAAGACAGGTGATGCTCTATACGTACTATTGCTACGGTGATCTTGACAATGCGCCGGATATCAAAGATGGAGCATTGCAACCGGCAGAGAATTACCGGCACGAGCGCGATTGCATTTCGCTGCAGTTTGACTCGAAGGACATCACCATAAATGGGATCCCGTTAAAACCGCGAGAGATCAGGATGATCGATTCTTTTAGCCAGGAGGATAAAGATGAGATCGTGGCCATTGAATTAGGCATTGTGAGAAATACGTTGAATCAACATAAAAAATCACTCTTTCTAAAAGCTGGAGTGTTCAGCAAAATCGGACTTATGGTCAAAGCATTTGAAGAGCGCATATTAATAGGTAACGCCGTATAATATGAGATCGCAACGAGCTAAAATTCGCGTTAACCATCGCCGGAACCTGAAGCGCAATCTTGAAGCGCTTGAGACTTCAAATTTTTCTCCGGAAGAAAAACAAGCGATGCGCCTCATCTACACCAGTGAACTGGAGAAAGTAGAAGCAAAAGGGAATTTCTTACCTAAAACAGGACTGTGATGGATGATATGACCTTAATGAATTACCTGATCAATCACCCTTCATTTGAAAATCAGATTGAAGTGACAGACAAAGCGATCATCGCTTATTTCACAGACCGGGATGCACCGGTAGATCAAATCTTTGTAGATCAGCTTAGAGATACCCAACGCCATTGGGACTTAACAGGTAGAGCGATTGTCTTTGACCGCCCGGGCGAAATCACCAGTAAACATATTTTAACCGTAGTGCCGGAAAAGCCAAAGTTCTTTTCCTGGTTCAATCAACTGCGTTTTTCAATTAGATAATTAAAAGTGAGCCAGCTTACCGCACATACAGTCTTGCCGCTATTTAAGGCCCTTCCCCCTGAGGAGCAACAGGCTTTTCTGCAAATAGTGAGTAAGCTGGATTCACCAAAACCCAAAGTCAAAACCAAAACCAAAAAGTCTGTCTACGACTCGATGCCGGCAATATTTCATCCTGATAACCGGGAGCAGCTGGTAAGCGAGATTATGTACGGCAGCGATTAAATCAAACGATATGGAAAATATTAAAGAAGTACAAGTGCGCAGATTCAATGAGCAGATCCAGGAGATCCTGGGCGAGGAGTGTAATATCAAACCCATCATTGATGAAACCGGCATAATGCACAGCGCCAAAGTAAATACCGAGCAACCTCTAGGAAGCAATCAGCTTAATGCTTTGATGGGCACTGCAGATGCGTGGCAATGCGACATTGAGCTTGCGCGATCTGGAGCGGGAATACGTATCCAGTTTGAGAATAATGTAAACGCCGTGGTGGCCAATTAAAATACCCTAAAGCGAGTGCTTTAAACCCGCTCGAGGTTAAGTTAAATGATTTGAGATTTTTTTAGTTGTAAATGCTAAGAGCGGGTTTTTTTAATGATCAAGTGGCGGAATTGGTAGACGCTAACTACGGATAGAAAAGCTACGAAAAACGGTGCAATGGAAGCATCCTCTGTAAAGACAGGAAATAAAAATCGCGTTATGGAAGGCTTTTCGTGCAGGTTCGAGTCCTGTCTTGATCACAAATACTTGCCGGGGAAGTCACGAGAATGGAGATCCGTGCCGGCTAGAGTTCATCTCCCCAAAACCCTTGAGGTTTTTGAGGCAAACCAATTGCTTAACAAGGGAAAAAATTGGGACTGCTAGGAAAGACTAGCAATTGATCAAGTGGCCGAAGGCGGCTAACCCGAGTCAGGTGCAAAAATAAGACGTGGGAACTATGCTCATAGATCGGGGACCACGGTTTGAGGTTCGATTCCTCTCTTGATCACGTAAGCCGCAATTAATTATCGAATAACCAACAGGTGGGAGACCAGTGCGGATCGATAGACACTCGAAGCGTTGCAGACTCGTGACTGCTAGGAACAGACTAGCAACTTAGCGTGATAGCTCAATTGGTAGAGCGTCGGTCTCCAAAACCGAAGGTTTCAGGTTCGAGCCCTGGTCGCGTTGCGAATGTGCGGATATTCTCCCGAGCAGAGACACGCACTGAAAACAAAACTCAAATTTGCTCGGGTGTTTCCCTGTTTCGAGGAAAAAACAGGTGCTTCACCGAAAAGCGGTGGCGATCTGGAGCGAATGCATGCAGGAGCTTCGGGGTTCGAATCCCTACCAGATCACAATAATTTATGATTGATGAATCCCGGGGCCTTTATGGTTTAAGAAATACGGGAATAGATAGAGGCTGCATAGAACAGCCTTTAAAAGATGTTTGTGCCGCGTAAACAGTTAATCTATGCTGCTGACTTTGGCCGGGGAATGAAAAGGAACCCCACCGGAACTAGCGTAATCTGAGGAGATCATTTCAGGTTCGAGTCCTGAGCGCTGTCGGAATCTTTAAAAAATAGCCACAAGGTGGCCTGGGCAAAAACTGCCCTAACATAACGGACTCAATGTCCGGGTTTTAAAAAATGCGCTTTAGGCGCACAGGCTTTTTATTGCCTGAATTTAACGAAGCTGGCATCCCGATAGCTATCGGGAGCCGACAAGGGATTTTATTGACTAAAGTGTATGGCAGTAGAAGTAAAAGAAACCGATAAATATTTTGTGCTTTCGGCGATCACGAAGAAGCACGAAGCGAGCGGTGGCCATAACGGCCTCCTGTTTAAGGACCTCGCAAGTCAGGTATCCTTGGATACTGAAACATTGAAAGAAACGATTAATCAGCTGTGCCGGGAGAAGAAGATCTCTTATCACCAAAATGTGCACGGCTTGATGTTTAAACTGAAGAAGTAATGGAGGAAGGTAAAAAGATCACAGAGAACTGGAAGGCAATAGAAGATGCCGAAAAATTATGCCAGGAAAAAACAGGAGATCCTGAAGCAGGATTTAATGCCGGTGTTTTTTGGATTGGAAGTAAAGAAGGCCGGCACTTAATGATCCCTGTAAAATACAGGGGTAAGCGCGGTAAACAAGGTCAAGAGGTTTTTACCAAATCGTATAAAGAACTTAACATATACGCGAAGTTTTGCCCTTTTACAGGAAAGCCGCTGTATACGGATTCAGAAAAATTAGTAAAAGATGAGTAACTCAAATTCACAACCTACGGCGATTGGCCATTTGCTCCAGAACCGAATGGGGCTCAAACACCTTTCGGTACCGAAGGAGCAATCGAAGCAACTTCCGGAGCAAGATCAGGAACCGGAGTCGGGTAGATTCGTCTATCCTATTCTCACGAGTAAAGGCAAAGAGAATGATTTTGCTATTACCATCAAGCGCTACAACAATCACATCAAGGCATATAACGCTAAAGTGGCAAAACTGAATGCAGCTGTAAAACTGTACAACCGGGAGGTGATCAGGAACAGGAAGCAAATAACGGTACCTACAGAGCAACGGGTAAAAGAAGCGATCTGGAAGGAAGAGCATAAGGATCTCGATCCTGAAGCGTATAATGATGCTGTAGAGCGCTACAATGCGATTCACGGCCAACAGCTGCGCAAACGGAATATCAAACAACCGGTAAAGAAGGACAGCGAAAAATTCTTCCTGGCCATCCTTCACCAGTTCAATATGCAATTGTTCAAGAGGCAAAGCCTCCGGAAGCAATTAGGTATTGCGCACTTGGCTGAGTTGCCCAAGGTAGAGATCTATCCCAACCGCATTGTAGATAACGAGCGTGATGGGTACAAGACATTACCCGTCTCCGTTGAGACTGTAAGGCACCATCGCGAACGTTTAGAAGAAGCGGGGGTGCTTAGTGAATACGAATTTAGAGGCGACCACAGGGCCGTTAAAATGCGTATAAACGCCCAAATTTTGAGCATCACAGACAACGGGATTCAAAAAAATGCTGTTGCTGAAAATCAAGCGCTTAGGGAGAGTCAAACAAACAAAGTTCGCCATAATAATGTATCTAGTAGAGGTCATGTAGTTAATAAGAATAAGATAAGGGATAAAGGAGTTTGCACTAGCGCGCAAACCACCCAGTTTGCTGCGCAAGGCTCTACAAGGTCACCCATAAAGCGTGTGGAAAAAAACCGGGCCGCGCAAAATTTTAACACCGCGCCGGAAAATAATTTACTAGAGGTCGGGCCTCAAAAAAAATTTTTAGGTAGCGCTGCTGAAAAATCAAGTCACGGACTTGAAAAAGGAGCAGAATCAAGTCACGGACTTGAAAATACAGAAACCGCCCCGCGGTCAAGTCACGGACTTGAAAATGAAAAGCCGATCGACAAGAATCCGCAGAGTACGGTGCTCCAGAATTCGATTTTTGATGTGCCGTACCTGGTACGCGGTCTGGCGGCAGGAAAATACACCAAGTACCACAGCATCAGCAGAAAAACGATGCAACAGGAAGCCTATTACGGTGCGATGCATCCCGAGGATTACACAGAGCTCGTGATACAGGATCTGTTTAAATTCTCGTCTTCCATTTTCGAAAAACTCGACGGTGTGCACCCGGGATCCTGGATGAATGCCTACAAAACGTGGATGGCCGATAAATTCAAGTCCTTCAACGGATACCGAATGAGTAAACCCAACATCTTTGAGTTCTGGGGAAAAACCAAGGAGGTCCTGAAGGAAGTGAAAGCTTACGCGAAGAACCATCCGGAATGGTACCCGCATTATCCGAGCTTGTATTTTGATACTGCTAGAGACCAGAAAGAGCATAACAGTTTTGAATATGCCTACCGAAATTTTAGACTGGAGGATGAGAAGCTGGACACGTACAAGCGCCGCAAGATCATCGCCAATAAATCCCTACGCCACAAAACCGATGTAAAAAAGCTGCAGGACAAAATGCGCCAATATTTTAATGGGCATGCAGATCTGCAGGAGGTGTATGATTATGCGCAGCAAAATCTAAGCCCTGCAGTGAATGATCAACTGCCTCAAATTTTCAAACGCGAGTTTGATGCATTTTATAACGCTTAAAACTGAATTAATGCCAAAAATTCAAAAAATATTCACGCTTGAGGTAACTCCCGCAGCGTTTCTCAAAGCGCTAGATGATCAGGAACTGATTGAGCTTGATATGCTTATCCAGCAACCCAAATATCAAAAGCGCATAGTAAAGCTTTTGAGTCAACCAGATGAATAATTAGTAACGCTTAAAAATTATGAAACAACCAAAATTTAAAAAGGGAGATCAAGTGGTGATGCACAGCTGTCCTGAGGCAGAAAAACCCGAAAATAAAGGGATCATTTTCACCTGTGAAAAGGACAATCTGATTTATAAGAATTCTTCCGGGGAATTAGCTTTTTTAGAGGGGTATGGCAGCATAAACTCCGAATATCTTGTAATTGTTTACCCTGACAGGAAACGGGAAAATTCACCTTTTGAAATGCGAGAATTGGAGGTTAGAGATTCTAAAGTAACCGAGGTGGTATCAGAGCTTTCGAGACGTGGAATAATGTTTATTCAAACGAAATCTAAGGATGAAGGTTACCAGATGATTTACTTCAAAGAAGCAAGTGAAGTTATGTCTTATATAATTTACGAGATATTATGAACGAACCCAAAGCATTAAAAAAATGCCGGTGCGGTCTGGCCAACTCTTCAACCTGTAAGAACTGCAGTAAGGTGCGAATGACGGTGATGCTGAAAAACGGAAATGACGAATTGAAATTCAAATCCGGTAATTCAGATAAGCTCTTCAATCCGGTGTGGTATTCCTATCTCAAGTACAATAGATATGATGAAAATCGCATCGCCGACAAGATGGCCGAACGCATTAAACTGAATCCAAAGTATGCCGGTAAAGTACAGCAGCTGCGGTTCTACCGTAATGGCGAACGCAATCAACCATTTAGAATTGAACGATTATGAAAAAGCTGCAGCTTAACAAACTCAAACCACAGGATCTTGAGGTGCTTAATGAAACACTTGAGCTTTACGGGGCGTATCTGTTTTTCTTTATTCAAAGTGAACCAAGTCAGGCGCTGTATATCTACAAGAGTATCTGTGTAGAACTGCAATTTATGATTGCCAATAAGTTAAAGGTCCGTAGCCTGCCGGCAAATACATTGCTCAATCTAGAACAACATCAGGCATTTGTTTTTCAAAATGCACTGCAGCATTTAATTAGCATATCAAAACATGATTTAACTCGAGCGGTCGCCAGACGTCTACTAGAACGTGTCAATCAAATGCTACCGCTGGTAGCACAAACCCAAGAATAGTAACGCTTAAATAACTAAATAGTATGAATGAATTAATGGAATGGTCTCAAGGTAATCCAGGAGCAATGAATTTTTTGATGGAAGTTTTTCTAAATAAAGAAACTCCTCTGGCCACAACAATTGCTGTTAACAACAAAATAAAGAATTGCAAAACACTTAGAGGTACAAATCTTTACGTATGGTATTCTGATATATGTAATAAGGATTTAGATTTTGTAAAAAAAATTGCTCAGGAGGTTCCGGATGAAATTTTGGAAGATGCTTGTTCGCGCCAAGATTACAGCGGTAAAAAACTAATCACTGATTTCTTAAAAAAAAAATAACTTATGGCCATAAATCTATACAACGTCCAGATCGAGGAGCTCTTCATCAATCAAGTAGGCAATAAGACACGTAGTGAGGGTGTTATCTATAACGAGCACCGCACGGAGTTGAATGATGAGATAAGACCTTTAGTAAAAGAATTCTTTTTCAAATCCTTCAGAGAGAAGGATCGAGCCTGGTACCAATTTGTACACGAGTCAGATTTAGATTTTCACGAGATGTACCGGCAATCGGTCAATCTTTTTAGTGGAGCTCTAAAACTAGGAGATTACGCAAGAGCGGTAAGCCGGCACATGTATGCGCAAAGTAATCATCCACACGTCAAGCCGGGAGAAGTTTATTTTGCCAAGCTCAGCAATGTGATGGTTGATAATGAAAAGTTCAATGCGATCGGAATTTTTAAAAGCGAACTCAAGCACGATTTTCTTCAGTTTCGTACTGGAGAGAATCAATTAGAATTACTGCTTCAGGAAGGTGTGCATTTAGGCAAGCTAGACAAAGGCGCCATCATCATCAATACCGATCAAGAATCAGGGTTCAATATTCTGTGTGTGGATTCCTATAAATATGATACGAAGTATTGGTTTGAAAACGTGATGGGCATCGATGCCTTGCACGATGATCATTTTCACACGAAGAAGTATCTCAAGTTCTGTCAGGATTTCGCTAAAGATGTGGTGCGCCCTGCAGGTGATAAACGCGAGGAGCTCTTATTTATGAATCGAGCGATCAATCATTTTCGAACGCACGACACGTGGGATCAGGATGAATTTCTCACCGAGGTTCTGGGGGATCCGGGACTGCAGGCAGAGTATGAAAATTATAAATTAGATAAAGGATCTAAATACAGTATCGAGGACCTGAGCAGCTTCGCAATATCAAACGAAGCGATCGCACCGGCGACGAAGAACTTTAAAAGTTTGATTGAGCTAGACACCAACGTGGCCATCAAGATGAATTTCATTAACCCGGAGAGTTATGACAAATTCATCGAGAAAGGTTGGGATGAAGAACGCCAGATGTATTACTACCTGGTTTATTTTAATAAAGAAAGCAAATAGGTATGTACACCGTAAAAGAAATTGCAAAAGCGCTTTTGAACTGTAAAACACTGATAGAATTCGGTACAGTTATGAATATTGTAAATTACTTAAGTCGAGCAGGTGACTTTAATGAAGAGCAGAAATATGCGATAGAGGCTGCGGCTATTGTAAAACGTCGAACCTTTAAATTCAGGAAGTGATTATCTATATGTTTAAAAAGAATTCGAAAAACCTAATAGACCCATCTTTACTCACTGTAACTTTACTTTTAATATTGATAGGTCTGTCGAAACTTTTTATCCACCTTATAAATTTCCATAGTAAATATTCATTACCTAATCCTACACAGTTTAAACTAAAATAAACTTCACAGTCTTTAGCTTGAATGAAATCATAAATTTTGTTACAAACAAATGTTCTTAAATCTCTGTCGAACATCACTTTATTGTCCTTTCTTTTTATATGGAGAGGAATTAAGTGAACTTCGTATTGGTTTTTATTTTCACCTTTTGTAAAGGTGATATTATATTGATTAGAGTGAATTATCGTTTTGAAGTGACAAAATGGAACTCCAAGAGCAGTGGTTTCTTCGATAATTTGCATCAAAAAGAATTAAAATTAACTAAACAAAGATTTTTGAAAATCAAACAGTTGTTCTTTGTGTTTAATTAATCTTTTTATTCTATCAAGAGTGGATGGATTTGGATTGTTATTAACCACAACATCAACACCATTATCTCTTAAAGAAGTAATGAAATCGCTTGTTTTAAAAAGTGTTTTAGTATTCATGGTTAAAAATTTTACTGTGTACAAAAATACACACAAAAACGTGTGAATGTGTGCACTTTGAATATTATATATTTATTCAACAATAGTTGATGATAATTATTTCTTATTGAGAAAGTGGTATTAAAAGTTAGTAATTATAGTCGATGGTTAACGTAATTTTATAATTAAAAGTTTCATAAACTTACATTGTTTATTTGTTTTAATGCATTGGATTTTAGGATATATTTGTGAAACCCCAGTTCATAATTATGTCCATAGATTTAGCAGAAAAAAGCACGGAGAAGCCTTTTATATGCGGTGTAGCGTATTCAAAAAGCTTAAAGTCTTATCCAAAGACTGGTGAAAATGGCTTTGTAAATACGAGCCTGTTATCTGATGTATTTGAAGATTTGTATACGAGTATTAGCGCCATAGCCTTCAATCAAAAATCTACTCGAACCCGTAGTGGAGTCCATTACATGCAACAACTTCGTTTACAATTTCCGAATGGCGATGCTTTAATGGCGGCGCGTATTCAGGAACTAATGCGTGCCAGGTATATGATCATCAAGCTTACTAATGGTAGAAGCTTGATCATTGGCCGCAATGATGTTGAACAAAATGCGAGACCCTCCATTGGGGTTGAAAGCAACACCAGAACCACTCAAGTTACTTTTGAATGTCAATCCATTTTCCCTGCAGGACATTTTAATGATCTTTCCGGAAAACTGCTACCTCAATTAATCCCTTTGTCTATCGTATAAATTTATGTCGCGTACTTTGGTCCCCGTCACCATCAAACCCCATTTAATACCTTTTCTGTATCAGCACTTCAAGGGCGAGACCGCACGGATCAATAACAAGCGGGTGAAGAGCGTAGTGGTAGATGTGCGAACCCCATTTGGTAAAATGATACGCTATTTAGCGAAGCAAACACCTCAAAAAAAAGGGTGTGACATAACCTACAGTATTTTTTTTAGCCTGGAAGAATATCCTCGCGAGCGTAAGTATTTTGGGCAATTCTACAAATATGAGAGTGGCCAGAACTCATTTTTACAATTTGATCCGGAAGCGATCGAATTTATAAACGCCGAACTGGAGGAACATCTCAATACCTCAATGATGTTTTTTCTTTTAGGCTGGCATCAGAAGGATGGAGAACAAGGCTTAGCTAAAGGCATACAGCGCTTTTGCGTGAAGTATGATCTTTTTGAGTATGGCTATGATGTAGCAGCTATTCGCCGCCAGTTCTACCGTTGGATCAAAAAAACAGAGAATCTTTTTCCTGCAGGATAAACACGTGTCACAGTTGATCTAAGCCTCTCAGGGTAGTTTTAGGCTCATTATTAAAGCAATGTCCCTAATATGAGCGAATTTAACAATGCAGGAAGTTTAGGAATAGAAGCTAAACAAGACCACCCGCAGCGGGTAAAAGAATTAGCCGGTACCGACACTAAATATTACTTCTCAGCAGAGGAGCTCGACAAGATGCGCCGCGCTACCGAAGAGCTTCACAAACTAAAAGCAACTAAAGATGAACTGGTAGCAGCTGCAGACGGTTTCCTTTTATTTGCAAATGAAGCTGCTGCAGATGCAGAATTCACAGCAAACGCTCCGGTAAAAAGTGTTTTAATTCGATTTACCGATCCTGACGCGCCTAAAGGTGATTACTATAGACGTGCGAGTGATAACACTACGCAGTTGTTGAAGCCTGAAAGTTTAACTTATACAGACACCACCAACGACATCAACACCGATGGCGTTGCTAACACCAAAGCGGTAAGGGATGCTTTTAAAAAAAATAAAGTGTACAATGGCAATCAGATTTTTGACAAGGATAATGATATAGTATATGTTGATTACATTATAAGTTCGGGAGGTTCGCTTGCTACTTCAGGAACTTCTACAGGTGGAAAAGTAGCTGAGATAGTAGTTGATCCTGCAAAAGAAAACATCACACTGAATGGTATAGTGGGTATCGGAACAGCGGGAAGTTTTCGCGGAAGATTTATTGATTCTAATGGTGATTTAATAGGTTCAACTTTTTTACTTACCAACCCTATAACAAGAGGTATGCCTTCAAATGCAGCAAAGATTCAATTCACAATATTGAACCCGAGCCAAAGTCCAGAAGCGTCAAATCAGTACGATAATGTGATGGTCAATTATGGTATAACTTCTTTGCCTTATGAAGATTATGCGGGCAGTTCTGAGAAGATTTTTAAAGCATTTGATGCTGATATTTTAGGATCTGTAAATGCTATAACAGAAGTTCAGAAAGTCTACACAGGTAATCAGATTTTTGATAAGGAGACAATGTTAGTTCCTGATTATAGAATAGCAAGTGGAATACTTCAGCAAGTGGATGATTATGCAATAGCACAAATACCTCTATATGAATTTGAAGGGCAGCCTATTAGTGTGTCTGGTCTTATAGGTTCAGGAACAACAGGAACTAAATATTTTAGATTTATTGATGCAAGTGGAGCAAATGTATATGACGGTTACTTTAGATATAATTATGACAAATTAACACCGCCGAAAAATGCTACTATTTTACAGTTCACGATAAAAGCACCTGCTGACACAAGTGATTATGCAGATGCTGTAATGGTTAGCTACGGTTTTACGGCTTTGCCTTTTGAAGCCTATTCAGAGCCTCAAAGTTTTGATGTTAATAAAAAGATAGATGGCAAAGAAAATTACCCGCAACAGTTGCAATCTAGAGGCACAAGATTTTTAAATCCTTATTATGATGAAACATTTGTAGCTATTGGCGATAGTATAATTCAGCAATTAAGCTATGTGCCTTTAGTTGCAGCAGGGATAGGTGTAAATTTTGATCGGAATAGTGTTCTTATTGGTAGTGATGCTAATGGCGTTCCTATGGGCGTAGGTGGATCAACGATTAAGCCTATTATAACAGGTGCTAGTGGTCAAGACGCAGGCGAGAGTATTTATTATAGAGCAGATTATATTAAAGACTTTGAACCAAGCGTAATTCTATTAGAGGGTGGTCAAAATGATGGGCGTGATGCTTCTTATGACATTTGGGATGCGATGTATACGGGAGCAGAGGTTAACGAAGGTGATCCCGGAGAGCCATCATTTGTATCTGCAATGAAAGGTTATTTGTACAAAGCTATCAACCAAAACAAAGAAGCTAAAATAGCTTTTATATCGCCTATGTATAATGGAAGCACACCTCTTACTCAATCTGTTTACGAAAGCTACCAATTGAGAAACGATGCAATGCGTTCTGTCTGTCAAATTATGGGGGTTCAATTCATTGATTTACTTAATAACTCAGGGTTGAATCCTTTCAACAATGACGTTTTGCTAAAAGACGGTGTACACCCATCGGCAAGAGGTGGGGAAATAATAGCGAAATACATAATTAGTCAGCTATGATCTGCCTAATTCACATACTAACATTCATCTTCGGTGCGGCAGATCGTAACACAAGTTACTATGAGTATTGAAGCGAAAAATATACGTGCAAAAGTTAATCACTTGCGGCCGATCTGGATGCAGGTAATTAAGAGTACACGGATAGATCGTGTTCAGATAAAGGATTTTAAAAAAGAGTTAGCAGCGCTTCAAGCGATGCCTGGTTATTCTGAAAAGTTAATACAGGAAATTATGGAAGGTGTTGCTGATGAAAAATTAGGAGGTAATTAGTAATGCTAAACTTTAGCCAAATAAAAGACTGGGCAAATATGCCACTCAAGCAGCGCTACAACATGTTGTTAGGTGCTGTTGTGATCGTATTGGTGGTTGTAATTGTTTGGTTTTCTAATGAAATAACAAATGTACGAAATGAGTCTCGCGCTACTATTAGCAGCATTGTCACTAGATATTCTGCTCGTGAGGCTGCTTTACAAAGTAAACTGGAGATCTGTAACGATGAACGCCTGCAAAGGCTTATTGCGAGCGAAAAAGAGTATCGCGAACTTTTATTCCAGGCTAAAAAACTCAAAGAAAAACTAGATGAAAACAACAATTAGCGTCATACTGATCCTTTGTGGTGTTTTTCTGGTGAGTCAAAAGCTTACAGAGATCAAGCCGCCACCTATTTCAAAATATGAAGCAGTGAATCCAGCTTGGCAGGATCCACGAGTCTATGAAAAGCAACACGATGTAGATCTGCTTAAGGTAGAAGTTCGCCAACTTATTATCAAGCAGGACCAGGCACATAACGAATTTAAAATCCCCGATTGATTATGAAACTCAGTGAACAACAACAGATTTTTACGCTAAACATTGCCAAGCTTATTGCTGAAGCTGACTGTTTAGGTATTGGTTTAACCTTTGGTGATGCTTACCGCACGGAAGAGCAGCAGCGCATTTATGTGAATTCAGGCAAGAGTAAAACAATGAACTCAAATCACAGGAGACGCTTGGCTGTAGATTTCAATTTTTTCAAGGATGGAAATCTGACATACAAATTTGAAGACATCAAACCTTTAGGTGATTTCTGGGCAAAACTGCATCCGGCCAACCGTTGGGGTGGTGACTGGAACAAGAACGGTAAACCTGACGGATTTATGGACACCCCTCACTTTGAAATGAATATTTAGCGATGAACACAAACCAAACCCTCCACGAAAAATTAAGCGAACAAGATCCGGACTTTGTACAACGCGTTCAAGGCGCTGAAAAAAGCACTGATCTCTACCGGATGAAATTAACCGAAGTAGATCCCGATCGACGGGAGCTCATTCAGGCGCGAATGGATAATCTTTATAGACAACAATTCTGATGAATAAAACAGCACAACTCCTATTGCGTCTCTGTCTTTTGGCAATTTTTCTAACTGTAGTTTTCTGTTCTACTGAAAGCTGCAGCACTAAGCAAAAGGTTACCAATCGAACGAACAAAGAAGAGCGCATTGATATTGATCAGAATGTTTCAGAAAAAGAAACAAGAAGTGTGAAATCTGATTGTACTGCGGTCAGCAAAAGTACCATCGATTGGAAAGCAATCAATGAGGCATTAAATTTTAAGCCGGTTGATCCTTCAAAACCAAGCACTGTAAAATTTACTCCTGAAGCTGATGGTGGCTTCACCTACGAGAGCAATAATGCTGATGTAAATACTTCAAAATCTCAGGAAGAAAAGCGAGAGGTGAACTACGATTCTATTTATCGATCTGTAGAATTTCAACTCAGGAAAGAGTATGAAGCCAAATTGACTGCTGCTTTAGAAGCACTGGAGAAATCTCGAACTTCAGAAAGTGAATCCTCCAGATGGCCCACGTTGATCTATGTTGTAATTGGGCTTGTGATTTTGGTTCTAGCCGTTGGTCTTATTCTAGAATTCAGGCCGGAATCTTTAATAAGCAGCTTTTTAAAAAAGATTTTTAGAAAAAAGTAAACTTAAAAGTTGATTTCTGCTAACTCTTAAAAACCGTGTCACAACGGTTTTTTTTATGCCTGCCCATCTTTGGGCTATGCAAAATACACTACTAGACGAGCTTGTAAAGGGTGAGTGGCTAATGAGCGCTCACAACCTGTTTTCCTATAGACAGCTGTGGGATAAAAATTTTCAGTTGGCACAGCCACAAATGAGTGCTCAGGATATAGCTAAAGAGCGCCAGGCAAAAATGCTCTCCATTTTTGATGACAATATGAAAAGCATACGCCCTAACAGTATCGAGGAGATACCGGAAGGAAGTGTAGCGGTGATCAGTATGATCGGCGTGATGCTTAGATACGGTACCTGGTATGCTTGGGGTGCAGATGAATTGATACATCAATTAGAATGGGCCAATAATATCAAAAACATCAAAGCGATCATCATCGTGATTGATGGTCCCGGAGGTAGTGTATCAGCCATTTCACCATTTATCGATTTTGCTTCACGTAAGCAAAAGCCCATCGTAGCAATTATGGATAGTTCCCTCAGCTTGCACCGATGGATTCCTGATGCGATCGCCGATTATCAAATCGCCGGCAATACCATAAGCGCCCGCTTTGGCAGTATTGGTGTCGTGTCTTCCTGGTTAGATGTAAGACAGTACTGGGAGAACCTGGGCATTTTTGAAAAAGAAGTTTATCCGGATGAAAGTTCGCACAAGAACGAGATCTGGAGACAGCTCAAGGAAGACGAAGAAAAAGGAATGCAAATGATGCGCGAGCAGCTGAAGCCTATCGCAATTCAATTTCAAAACGCAGTTAGAGCTGCACACCCCAATCTAATTGAAGAAGAAGGCGTATTGACCGGCCGAACCTTTTCGGCCGAAGATGCGCTGCGCGTCAATATGATTGATGCGATCGGCACGATGGACGATGCGTTCCAAAAAGCCACATTGCTTGCAGATCTGCAGGCTGCAGGAGTATAATTTTTAAACCCAAATAATAATTGATTATGAAACAAATTGTAATGAAAGTGCTTGCCTTATTGGCAATCTCCAAGATTCCAATTGCTGATGGGAAGACATCCTTTGCTGCAGAGCAAGTGGAGGAGCTTACTAAGCGCCTTGGAGAAAAAGATGCAAAACGAGTGATAGCCGCTCTAGACAAGTTTGCAGATGATATTGCCAAGGATCAGGAGAATGATGAAGAAGACAATGCAGAAGATGCAGAAGCACGTGCTCAGCTTCGTGCACTATTAGATGAGCACGATTTGACTGAAGATGAAGCTAAGAAATTGGCTAAAGAAGGCGATGCAGATCCTTCTCTAAAGGATATGATTTCAGCTGTAAATAAGTTGGTCAAAGGCCAGAACGAACTTATTCAAAAATTAATGATGGAACCTGAACCCGATGATCCGGTGGCGAAGGGGACCGTAACACCTAAAGACAATTTGAAACATTCTAATACACACTTTTTAGGACGCAATCGCGAGATTGATGCGTTTGATTCTCGTCCTTGGAACCAACGCGCTGCAGGTTTAATTGATAAGCCTACAGATTGGGCTGCTGATGGAGGAAGCGCTGCCTTTGAGAAGCTGAAGTCAGATATGTACAATCATTACACTGAAGTGAATGATCGTATCAAATCGCTTCATCGAGATATGCTCAAACTTCCTAGCTATTTCAGACTCCGTTCTAACGTATCAGATCGAGTAGCTGATGGTAACATCGCCACGGCTGAAGTTTCTCAAGCTAGAAAAGCGGCTTGGTTACCTAAGAACAAGCAAATGATTCAGCCTGAAGAAGGTAAAGTTTTCCCGGTACACATTGATATTGAATGGGAAGGGATTGACCTTCAGGAATACGAAACCTCTTGGTTAAACGGTTGGAGTAAGCCGGGATCTTCTCCCTACAAAATGTCTTTTGTAGAGTTCTTATTGGTAGAACTGGACAAAAAAGCGCGTGTTGAAGATCGTAAGGTGGCAATTGCCGGGGTGCACTCTGTACCGCCTAAAGGTAAAGAGACCAAGCCGGGTGCTGCGATCAATCGTGGAGATGGATTATTGATTCAATTATGGAGAGCTTATCATTTTGAGAAGAAGTACAAGCGTGCCAATATTGGAGTTCCAACTAAGCAGAACATTGTCGATTACGTAGGTAGAGCTATCGAAGCGAATATGCCTGAAGAAGTTCGTAACCAAGGTAATATCGTAGTGAATGTAAGTGCCGATGTATTGAGATGGTATAAAACACGCTACAAGCAAATTCACGGTACCGAAACCGGTTGGAAAGATGGAGAGGAAATGACGATCGAGAATTATCCTGGAGCACGCTTTGAAGTGATTTACGATTATCCAAACCCATTATACATGTTCGTCACTTTTGATGACAACGTAGAGCTTTTGGAGAATCTTCCTAAAGAGAAGTCTATTTACAGAATGGACACGTTAAAGCGTATCATTTATGTGTATGCAGATTATAAGTGGGGAGCACGATTATTACACATTGGTACCAAAGTGAAAGACGGGGATCCCGATGCCTTTAAAGTGCAAACGGTTTGGGATAATGGATTACCTCAATTCTCTGATAACTTCACCGTACCTGTATTTGATTACGAGACTGGAGAAGTTTCGCTTCCTTATTCTAATGTGCAAGTTGATGATGCTTGGAAGACAAACATCACAGACATTAAGAATATCTACAAAGGTCAGATTGTAAAGATCAAAGGAAACACAGGCTTAGCTTCGGCTAAAAATGTCCTGAGCACAGGGAATATGAACCTTACTTCAAACTTTGATTTGAGTACCGGAGGTACATTGACCTTGTATGCCAATACAGATACTACGCTAGTAGAAGTGTCAAGAACGACATCACCTGAAATTTTTCCGGAAGTAGAACCGGTAAACTTTGACACGACCACTATTGACGCTCAGGAGTCCAATGAATTCCATTTTGTTGGAGCAGCTGATGCTACACTAGAAGCTGTTGAAGGCGGTGTTGATGGTCAGGAGATCATCATCTACGGTACCGATACTGCTGATGTAGATTTTACTGTAACAGATATCGACGCACCTGCAGAAGGAGAAAGCGCTGTAAAAGTAAAAGCTGATGTTGTACTGGCAACAGCTGCACATTACGTCAAGCTCGTGCGAATTAACGGAGTATTCACTGAGGTTGAAAACAACGTTGAGTAATAACCTTATAGGTAGCCTGCATCCGTAGGCTACCTTTTAAAAATTAAAATTATGAGTGGATTAATGTTTAGCTTAAAAAAGCCTGTAAAAAGTAATGCCGGTGCGGTAACTGCGAAGAAAGCAGATATCGTTTTGGTAGATACTACAGATATTTTAACGCTGCCCTCCAGAGATAGTAAAGGCGTGAGAATGATAGGAAATATTGTTCTGAAGCCTGGAGCAAATATGATTGAGTTGTACTTGACTCCAAGTACTCAAACTCCATCTTATGAAAGTGAAGGAGAAGAAGACAGCGAGTCTTTTATTCATCAAATTGAAGGGATGCACCCGGGGAATCAGTTGGAGGCAAAAGAATTCTTTCAAAACAACATCGGTCGTGGATTTATTGCGATCTGGAGCGGATGCAACAACGCTACAGGAAAAGAACTCTATGGTTCGCCTTGCGCGCCTTTAAAATTACAAGGGTCTTTTACTGCAGATAACGAGCGTACAGGTTTTACCTTCACCTTTGCAAGTGTGCAGCGCACAAGCTATGTACCGGCTACGTATGAAGGTGCTATAGCTTTAGCGGCACCGTATGAGCCTGCTGACTTTGAATTGAGTCTTACAGCAGCTAATGGTGCATTTTACAAATTACCAACTTCAGCAGCTGCAGATGCGATCGACATTGCAGCTACAGACCTGGAGCACGGTGATATTGTTACCCTAATTGGTGGCGGTGGTGCTAGTCCGGCTACCTTGAGCAACGGTGCTGGAACTGCAGGAACCGTTCAGCTCGTGGGCGGTGCAGATTGGGTAGCACTTAGCGATGCGACGATCGATTTACAGGTATTTGACGATGGTACCACACTCTTTTTTAGAGAGGTGGCCCGAAGATAAAGTTTGATTTTTTTGGTTGGTTAGTTGAAAAACCACGTTTCTCCGGAAGCGTGGTTTTTTTGTTGTCACAACCTTTTGCACGTGCAACTCGGATATTGCTTTAGAATTCAAATAATACCGGTATTATGACAAAAGATGAAGCAATCAAAAGACTGCAGAAAGACACAAAGCGCGGTCAACGATTTAATGATTTACTACCGCTTTTAGGCGGTATGAAAGCCCCACAACAGCACAGATATTTCAATCGTGCCGGCTATTCGGCGGCCAATTTGAAAAGCCTGGAGTATGACATTAAGCAGGCATATGGCATCAAGAGTGCAGACTTACGCGCAGCAGCTGCACAAGCTTCTGCAGACAAAGAGCCTGAGCCTTTAGATACAAACCCTGAAGATCCAGACGCAGGCAAAAATCCAGAGGGAACTACTGCAGCAGGATCTACTACACCTGCAGCTGATCAAACTCCTAAAACTACCGAAGAGCAAAAAGATGCGACAACTGATCAAGATGCAGAAGCTATAAAGGCTCAAGATTCGCAAAGCACTTCAGATCATACAGCTGATTCGCTTAAATACGCTGAAGAAATTCGCAAAAAAACTCAAACTTCTGATAAGAAGGAGGAAGTATCAACTGATCAAGATATTTCCAATATCGAGGTAAAAGATGCGGAAACCGTGCAAAAAAGTACCGATAGCGTAACCAAAGAGACAGTTTTTGAACTTGCTCCGGAAGAAGTGAAAAAAGACGTGAAGCTGCGTGAGCGCTACCCGTTTTTAAATGAAGAAGAAACTCCGGAAGAGTTTTATACGCTTGTAGGTATTAACGGTCGTGCATACTTCCATATGATCGCAGCTCGAGAAGAACTTTTTCAAAAAGTAGTTACTTCAGACAAGTCAGAACCGGAGACGGTACCAATGACTAATGAAGAAATTTTTGAGTTAGCTGCAAAAGCGGTTGAAAATTTTGAATTGAACATTCAGGGCCAGGAAGAGCTCGACTACTACCAGGAGCATAAAGAAGTGTTGGGGCAGCATCCGATTTTTGAAGATTATATGCTTCAGAAAAAAGTGGCAGACTACAAAGAGAAAGATCTTTCTAAGCGCAGAGGCTTGCTCAAGAACTACATAGGGCGCGAGAGCAAAAAGCTTCCGGAGATGGAAGAAAAGAAAAAAGCTGAAGTGATCAAGAAGATCAAAGCCTGGGAAAAGGAGCTTGAGTTAGTAGAAGCCCGTTTGGAGATTCCTAAAGAAGAGCGGTACCAATCTGTATTAGATGAGTCTATTTGATTTAAATAAGCGTAAGGAGGAAGTGGCGAAAGCCAAAGCCTCCTTGCCTTATCGATCTAAATACCTGGCAACGCATTTTAAAAAGCTCGAGAGTCTCGAGGAAGATCTGCACCGGTTGCCTACCAAAGATGAATTCATCTTCCTGCAGAGTGCAGCATCCTTTAATGCGTTTACGTTCATCCCTTTTATAGCCAAGCCTTTTCATATAGAGCATTTGTACGCTACGACCTACAGTATTAGCCGCAGGGTAATTGATGCTATTATGGAGCTGCACGATACCGGTATGATCGCCCGGGTAACGCTTCTAATTAGCGATAGCATGATCAAGCGGAACCCCCAGACGATTGATAATTTATTAGCAATGCAAAGTACCAGGGGAAATGTTGAAGTGCTGTTTGGGTGGATTCACGCAAAGGTGGCTTTGGCCAGAACTGCAGAACATCATTTTGTGGTTGAAGGTTCCGGGAACTGGAGCGAGAATGCCAAGTATGAGCAATACACCTTTGCAGAAAGCCGCGGACTCTTTGAGTTTAGAAAAGAGCTTTTTGCACATACGGAGATTAGGTATAAAACGGTAGCCGGGAAACTGGTACCGGTGAATGAGTAATAATTAAAATTTGAAACAATGCATAAAATAGGAGAAGCCGTTGAGGCTTTAAAAGAAGGGAAACGAGTCAGACGTAAATCCTGGTCAGAAGATCGAAAATTTATTTTTCAACAAGTACCTGCACAAATTTTGGCTCCGATAATACCGGTAATGCAGTCTCTTCCTCAAACAGTTAAAGACTATTTCGTTAAGAACTTTGAAACTCCAGAAGAACAAATTGATGCGGTTTACTATGGAGATCAGATTGCTGAAGTTGGTTTAAGTCATTATACAAAAGGTTATGCGCCTTCACCTGCGGATATACTAGCTGAAGATTGGGAAATTCTTGATTAATGAATCTACACGAGGAAGAATACCGGCAAATTACGCAGGCAGCTGCTAACAATTTTACACTGCGTGAAATTGCATTAATCCTATTGTTAGATCCTGATGACTTTCAAAGGGAGTATGACCGGGAGCATAGCGAAGTGCGTAAACGTTTTGAGCGTGGCCGTCTGGAGAGTGAGAACACGATCACTCAAAGTTTGCGTGATAATGCCGAAGGTGGAAACATTACTGCAGTACAGATTTTTGATAATAAGCGAAAAGAGAAAGATTTTCAAGCGGCCAAGGACCGCATTTTATTTCTGAAGTAACAAGCTATGCGCATTGAGGATATAGAACTGGAGCACATCATTGAGTTTCGCGATCACGGGGATTTTAGCAAAGCTCCGCCTGAGATTGTGGAGTTTGTTGAAATGATGGAAAAAGTACGGGGTATGCATGTGCGCTTTGACCAGTATGGTTCTCGTGATGCCATTATAAAACACCTTACCAAATTTGACGGTCTCAGCCATTATATGGCAGCGAAGTATCACGATACTGCTATGGAATATTTTCACGCAGATAAGCAGCTCTCCAGAGACGCATGGCGTGGTATTATTGCAGAGTCTATGTACAAAAACATCAGTGTAATGCGTACGATGGCAATGACCGTTCAGGATATGGAACGTAGTAATAAGAGTTTGCTTTCTCTGGCTAAAGTACTGCGATTGGATGAACCGGATCCTGTTCCTTTTCCAGAGGAATTACTCAGTAAACCATTTAAAATGTACTCCTTAAGTCCTGAATATTTGGGACTACCTACTATTAACCGCTATGACCTGGCTAAGTTTATTGATGAACTGCCGGCACTTACCGAAAAAGAACGTTTGATGGCCAAGCGTGAAGCTTTGATTGATAACCCTAAATTATTTATAGATGTCGGTGAAGACCCACGTTCCACTTAATGATAATGTAGAAGGCCGGTACGGTAGTTGGGTAAAACAGTCTATTGATTTAATAGCGCCGAAAAACCTGTTTTTTATAGGTGGCCGTGGTACTGCAAAATCTACAGATATACAGGCAGAGCGTACACAGGATGTATCTTACGATATGCCTCGCGCGCAATTTGCAATGGTAAGCGATACCTATTTTAATGCGATGGATAAAATCGTGCCTGGTATCATTGAAGGATGGCGCGAACGTAAAGGTTGGATCGAAGATGTACATTATGTCACAGATAAGCGACCACCAGAGCATTTTAAAAGGCCTTATAAGCCTGTAGTACAATACAAGCATACGATAAGCCTTTTTAACGGCTGTATCTTCAAACTAGGAAGCTTAGACCGTATTGCCAATCTTGCCGGGGACAGTTTTCAGCACGTTTTTGGCGATGAAGTCAAATTTTTTAATCCGGATAAGCTTAAGAAACTAATGCCGGCACGGCGTGGGTTTCCCGAGGTTTCAGGATCTACTTATTATCGAGGTACCACATTTACAACCGATATGCCAAATGTGGTAGAAGGGGAGTTTGACTGGATCTTAGAGCGTGCAGATCTGATGGATAAAGATCAGATCATTCTTGCGCTGCGTTGTGGTTGTGTGGTGAGTGATATCCGTAAAGAATACTATGAAGCCTTTAATAAAGGCGATTATAAAAAAGCCAATCTGCATAAAAAGAATCTAGAGCGCTGGGTAGAGCGATGGGCCAGAGCTCGTAAGGATCTTTCTTTTTTCTATATGGTGAGCAGTTTTGCGAACGCAGATATTCTTCAGGTGGGTTATTTTAAAGACGTTCTGGAGAGTGACGGGATTGAAGCTTTTAAAAGCAGTATTCTATCTCTGAAACCGGACGTTAAAAAGGGTGAGAAATTCTACGGAAATTTTGGAGAGCATCATTTGTATGATGATGGGATTAACGCCAGTTACTACGATAAATTTAATCTCACCGATAAAGTAAAGGACTCCAGCCAGGCGCTGAAATATGTTGATCACAAAGGCAAGCTCGAGGCTGGGCTTGACTTTGGAGATATGTGTAGCCTGGTAATTGGGCAGCCCCGGGGGAACTATTATTACCTTCTCAAGAATATGTTTACCCTGGCACCGGAAAGCAGTAAGGAGCTCGCTAAAAAGTTCATCGATTTTTTCGAGGACCATCAATACAAAGTGCTGGATCTGTATTACGACCGTAGTGGGAACCAGTACCAGAAACAAGGCCGTGATTGGGCGGGAGAAATTAAGGACCATATAGAAAAATACGACGGTGTGAGTACCGGTTGGCGTGTGAATCTAATGTCGCGTAATCAAGCCAACATCACCCACGATCAGGAATTTCGTTTTATGAAAGGTTTTATGGGTGAACACTGGAACCGGATGCCCAAGCTTAAGATTGATAAATTTCAATGCGGTCAGTTGATCAGTAGTATTCGCCTGGCTAAGATTAAAATGAAATATACGAGTAGTGGCGGAAGCATTCTAAATAAAGATAAAACTTCAGAAAAGTTACCACTATCTAAGTTGCCGATGTATTCTACCAATATGAGTGATGCATTTAAGTATTTGATGTACAGGAAGTCTTACGTCAAGATTGCCAATAGGAGCTCTACACAGACTTTTAGTGATCCTATTATAATAGGTGCAGAGTAGTTAGAATTGCTTATTTTTAGGCAATTGTAACGCTAGGAATATGTGGGAATATCAAACTATTTACAGAGGTAATCACGAAACGAACTTATCAAATATGAGTGAGTTTCTAAATTTAAAAGGTAAACAGGGTTGGGAATTAGTTCAGGTTATTTCAAAACCTTTTAGAGATGATCCTTTTGAGTTTGCTAATCATACTTTTATTTTTAAAAGACTGATCAATTTCAAAAAGAATCTTGAGCAAGAAAAGTTTCTAGCAAACTTGGGCAAAGGATCTACCTTAACAATTAAGGGCAATTTGAAAGATCAAAAGGGTATGGAGCCCTATGATTTACTAATGATTTACTCGAATCTCGATGGAGAGGATTGTAAAAGATTATGTTACTCAATTGATTTTTTAGATGAGCAAGATCCCAGACTAAGTAAATCTGTTTATTTAGCTAACCAAGGCACAAAAGTGGATGAGATTATCAAGATATTGAACGATGAAAAAAACTGACCTAACCGTTTCTGAACTTTTGAAACAACTTCAAGAACTAGCAATGGAGTCGGGTGCCGTTTATATGGATCAGATCCCGGAAATACTGCAGGAAGATTTCAAACTTTTTATTAGCAATAGAGCCTTAACTGAAGCACCTGATGGACGTACGCAGATTCCGATATCGGATGTGCAGGAGTACTATCTCAAAGTTTATCATGGAGAGGGAATATCATACCCGGTGCAATTTAATGGGGGTGAGATGACTAGGGAACAGGCCAGGTACCAATATAGGTCTGAAGTTGATCGTATAATCGGAAAGCGACCGGAGTACACTAATTTTTCTGAGGGATATCAAGTGTATTCCGATGCAACTGAAGTTTTCTTCGATAATTTTTTTCAGTTGAATTTTAATGGATGGAAAAATACGCCTGAGGTAGAAATTCACGAGTACAATAATGAGCGTATTTCTCAGGAAAAACGATTTTATAAGTTTTATAAAGATTTGATTGATGAGCGAGAATAAACCTTGGTTTGAAAAGAATAAGATGAATAGTTCGTTTCCGGATTATGTTTATGGGGAGGAAGCTACTCCTTTAAATTTAAAGACTTTGGGACGCATTAATCAACCCAGATCTTATCCAAATAGGGTTGATATAGAGATTTCTGATTTTGATTTAAAAAAGATTGACGATTCCTGGTTAGAACACCTAAAAAATCAAAAGCCTATAAGTTTGACCCAATTGGCAATGGAAGGTCAGCAACGCAGACTGGAGCATCAGGTACTCGAAGCTGTTTCAGGAGGAGGAGAAATTGCCTGGAAAGAAGTGCAGCGCATTCATCACGTAGATGTACCGATGAAATATTTACTGGTGTATAAAGGGCAGACCCTCGGGATGATCTCGTTTGATACGAGTGAAGAAAATATATACAATCTGTTATTTAGATCTCTTTTTGATCCTGAAGTAAAAAGTTTTGAAGTATGAGAAATGTTTTCCCTAACGCCTCAGAATTATTGAGCAGGTACTCTCATTATTTTAAATTTGAAGACTTTCAGAAGTCTGAAATATTTTCTAATGAAATAGTTGAGGATGGTTTCATTTTTAGGGTGTTTGCAACATTAAAAAACGAGAACATCATTATTCTAAAGGAGGAACGCATAAGACAAAAAACCAATGAGTAAAAAGTATAAATCACTTAGCGATTCAATAGATGAATTAAAAGAAAGTTTTAAACCGGCTCTCTTGAATTTTGAAAAACATGTACTGAATCCCTTGGGCTTTCAATTAAAAGAAAAATATCGATGAGTAAAAAATATCTAACAATGGCCAATGGGTCTAAGATTGCGATGCCTGAGCAATCAGATCCTGAAAAAGCATTAAGAGGTAATTCACCGGTACCGGATCAGGATCTCGGGTATGGTGTTTCTATTAAAGATGGTGTTTTGGTAGGTTTGAAATTTGAAGGAGGTTCGATTATTGATACAAATGAAATCATTGAACTTTTAAAAGAAAAAATGGTTAGAGATCTAAAGTTTTTAAATGAATTTCCTGGATCTGTAGGTAAATTAAATTCTAGAACACAAATAGATCAAAAATTACGTAAAAAATTAATGTTTGGTTCCTGAGAGGATTCAGAGAAATCAAGTAAGTAAAATAATAAGGTGGGTACAAGTAGCCGTTTAAAAGAAAAGCCCTGAAAGCAGTTTAAACTGCAAAGTCGAGATCGAATAACGGAATATGGTCGAGGTAATGGCGTGCTGCAGGTTTGAGTCCTGCCCTTATTATGAGAAAACCCGTCACTAAGACGGGTTTTCAATTTTGAGGATAAGCGGTGTTTTGTGCTTGTGCCAATCGTAGTTTATAGAGAGGCTAAACAAGGGTTTGCTCATGGCAATCACATTCATACAATGCACTTCGCCGCGTATGTGATGAAAGCACATATTAATTGCAGTCATTTTTGCACATACAGGGTCAATGTCCTGGGCAATGTAATAATTTCCGGGAGCGACTTTGTTTGCAGCTAGAATAGCACGACCACTACCGCTACAAGGTTCGTTTATTTCTTTGCCCCACTCGTTTTCCTCGAGTATGAATTGAGCCATCAGGTCACAGAGTGCCGGCGGTGTGAAAAACTGTCCAAACCCGCTTTTTTTTGAGTTGCTTGCGAGCTCCTCGTAAAAAGTACCAAGCGGGTCGTACCAATCACCGGTAACATGACAATTTTCATAAATCAGCATCAAGTGGCCAAGCATTTTGACAAAGTGATCAAGTTCTTTCTTTTCATACCGGTTAATCACTTCAAAATACCACTCCTCCTGCGTTTCTCGTGCCATACAGCACACGATAATACTTAACAGGTCATCGAATACTCTTGAGGGTTCGTAACGTCTAACAAGGCGTGAAAATTCGTTATTAAACGCACGCATTTGCGTGGGTAGGTGTCTGTTTTTAATCATCTTATTTTTTTATTGGGATAGAAGTCAAAGGACTTTGACTCAGAGGGGAGACTGCACATCGCCCGAAGGGCGATTTTTTTCAAAATCGCTCCTATCGGCTAGGGATTTTAAGCGTTTAACGTGCGCTTGTCGCTCCTAAAGCACTATTTTACGGATTGCGTTTTCAGGTTTTTGTTAAAGGGGTAAGTCTCAAAAGCACTACTAGCAAAATTCATCCCCTACCTAGGTTCTTTAAATTATGCGGTTTGCTTTTTCTCATTATCTCGTACCTGTGCGTTAGAGAAAACGAAACTAATGGGGTAAAACATGTTACCGTCTTCGTCCTCCATGATGGGCTGTTCTGTTCCGTCTTCTTTTCGCTCGGTAGGTTTGCCCCAGAGTAAGAAAGCTGTTTCACCTTTGCGAACTACTTTTCCTTCTTTAATCCAGCCTTTGAAGCTTTTAAACTCGGTATGTGTGCCGTTTTTGTAGAATTGCTCTAAAAGGATTTGATTTATTTTTAAATCGTTTAAAGCTTGGCATTGTTGGTCATTCTCGGCTTGGTGTAGGGCTTGTTCCCTCCATTCTGCCGCTAAGGCGCTTAATTCTCGTAGATAGGTGCGCTTTTCTTGAATGTTCATTTTTTTTGTGGCGTTGTAAACTTTAGTTGTCATGGCGTTGTATTTTTTAAAATGGGTATTGGTTAAAATCGCTGTCCTGCTCGGCTTGCTCGAGAAATTTATTTGCAATACTGTAGGCCTTGTTAAATGCGCCTTTGCATTGGTTTTTGTAAAATTTGTAATCTGCCCACGTGAACAGGTGAGAAAACCCTTTTTCATGAAGTATATTTTTTACTAGGGTAGAAGTATAAAAGGCTGTATTTTGCCCTTGTAAATTTTGAGATGTAGTACTCATGATTTTTACTTTTTAAACCCTTGCACCCGTCCAAAGCTGCAAGGGTTTTGTTTTACTGTCATTTTTTAGATGCTATACGCTAGGATTTCTTTTTCGCTCTTTTCTAAAAAGGTGGTTAACTCGGTATCGAGCAACTCGACAACTTTTTCAAGCACCTGCGAGTTGGAAACCTCGAACTTGTAGCCGTTAACATTTGAAAGCGTAAGTTTTTCTTTTGTTCCGTCATTGCTAATAATGAACTGCTCTAACTCTTGCTTTTTGTTTTCTAAAAAACTGAACTTGTTTGCAAGAATTTCAAAGTTTTTAATCTTCTGAATCCTGCTTTGTGCGGTCGGATTTACGATGTCTTTAATCGTGGTGTTGCTTTTGGCTTCCTGTGGTTTTACATCCTCCGCTTTTTTAAGGGTGGTTTTGTTGTTAGCCTTTGCTGTTTGTGCCTTTTCGGCTGTCTTTGTAGTACTCATAATGTGTAGTATTTGTTATTATTTATACTATAAATATACGATAAAAACGTGAGAAAAACACACGTTATTAACTGTAATTCAAGTATTTAGGTGATTTTTTAATGTTTGTGAAAATTTTGATCGTGTTCTAATCGCATTTTAAAAAGCTTTAAGGCTAGAAGCCTCATTTTGAACCTTTAAACCCAAAAAATTTTTTCGTAAAAAATTTGATACTCGATAGAGCACGTCCCGCTAGTTTCCTGTATTGCATGTGCAGACCTGCACAGGGGTAGAAATATGATTTTACCCACGTTTGGGGCGCCCCAACCAATTGTCACAGCCGCAGGCGTTCCAAATAAGTAGTATTGTATCAAAGCTTAATAATGTCATTAGTAAAAGCATACAAGGCACTGGAGCGGATGCGTGAGGCAACCACATCAAATGTTCCTTTTTCCTTTGAATACATCTCGTGCAACGAGACCAACGCAACCAGTGAGGGACTA